TACAGGGTACGGGGCCGGCCAGAACCGTGCGAGCGGTAATTAGCCGCCAAGCACGGAGCTTCAGACTCTCCCTCAGGTCAGCAGTGCTGGCCCGACCACTCTTCTAGAAGGGTGATCTCCACCCAAGTTTAAGTGTAGACGACTTGGGACGTCCGTAACGTTCCAGGTGCTGCTCGTTTGCTTGGGGAGGTTTTACCCCCCGGAAGCCCAGACGAACTGACCCCAAAGGGTCAGCATCGTCCAGTGTGTCGGATGAACGACAGGGGACTTCACCCCTTAACCAATCGTTCGTGTCCAACTTGAGCAAACACTTGAGTAGGGCACCAGCCCCCTCCAAGGGATCCTTGGGGGGTTTGGCCTGCGAAACATAGCCTCGGACAAGAGGACTATGCAGGCTTGGGTGCAGCCTCTCGGTTTGGTAACCGAGAAAAGACACCCTGCCCAACACCGAAGAGGAAGGAGACACCACAGGGAAGTGAATTAACACCCCCCGGATGATATCATCCAACCATCGACAAGTTCCCCAGTAACCACTCGTGTAGAGTTGATTCCGGAGAGACACAATCGATTCTACTTCGGTCACGTCACGCCGTGATGTCGGAAAACCTTGCCGGACGCGGACTATTGATACGTCCAGTCCATTAAAGTACTCCCGACCACAAGACTCTCGGAACCTTCCGGTCCAGAAAGACTTGTCCAGACCAACTCGAGCACCAAAATGCTCAAGCGTCTGTATCACGGATTGCACATGATCGACGGGAACAATTAGATCATCCCCGTAGACGCGCACCGATCCGACGTACCCTTCCAGGTCACGCCGGCAAAGTGATACGTTGAGCGACCTCTGGATCCCTAAGAAGATCAATGTTGTGAAAACCATCGCCTCCATCGGGAAACAGAGCGCTGAACCCATAGACGCATACTTGGCGAGACGAATTACTGTCCCGTCAGGTAAGACAGCCTTACGCGTGCGTGTTGCATCCACAGCCTGAAACAAACTAGGCCACGGACATAACATAGCACGGATGAGCTGATTGGAGACCCTATCGGAAGCATCACTCAGATCGAGTGTTGCGGTTCGCTGATCAAGCGAACCTTGTCGCGCTAGGTCCTGATTAGGGACTTGGTCGTCAAATCCGATAAACTGAGGAAGGAGTCTATCTCTTCCAAAGTGCTCGAGAAAACAACGTAGAACCCCTTGCTGCATATACTGTATGCAGGTGGGTTCCATCGCTATAACTCGAGGAGTCTTCATCGTTTTAGGAACCAAAGTGACCTTAGCGGGCACTTCGGAACCGGGTTCGAGGAAGTCCACTTCACCTAACTGGTCATAATAGCCCCAGTTTGGTAGAAGACTCTCGCCGGCAGGGAATACCGGTTCGAGACGATTGGTCCAGACAGTTTGACGGAACTTTCCGTTACCGGAAAGTCCATCAGCTGTTGATCCTGGTCCATGCTTTGGGACAATGCGTTGGCGGTAAACGTCTCCGTCCATCGCCGTAAACACGTCCCTAAAAAGCAAGTTCGACATTTGCGTAAACTCCACCAAGTCCCTGCGTGAAAGCTTACTGTCGCACTTTCGTACTTCCTGCTCACACTCGACGAAGCCCCGCAACGCCTTAAGCTGCCTCGCATCACTGCAGGGTAGCTCCATCTTACCAAACCCCAGCGTCAGCTGGCGCAAGGCACGGATGGAAGCGTCACAAGGCTCATCGAGCAACGCACCACTATTCCGGTCGAACACACGGCAGAAGAAACCCCCCATAAAGGCGGGGAGCCTTCCACCACGCTCCTTACGGAACGAGGTGTGGATACCGACCTGACCACAGTCAATCCAGTTTTGAATGGATTTTCCGAAATCAGGTAGGGTAATCGTTAAGAACGACAACCCCTCATGTTCGAACCGCTCCGAGGCGGTATTAATGTCTCGGATGGCGCTAGTGCTACACTGAACCGCGGCATCTGCCGCGATTCGGGACCAGAGTGACATCAGCCTTTTCACCAGCCCTCCTTTCGTAGGAGGTAACCGGATGCCTAGCCTGATGGCGCTCACAACACTCCTCACGGAGTGGTATCACTGAGGGGCCACCTTAGGAGGTGGTCCGCCTATGCGCTGAAGACACTTTCTCCCAATCCTCCGGAACTCACCGGAGGTTATAGAGGAAGATGGATGCCACCCAACGCATCGATAACGCGTTGGACCCCGACGAATAGAGAAAATATGACGAGGAGCGTCCGGTAGGACACCCTTATCTCAATCCTCAGTTCATCGAAGGCCACGTCATCACGACGAGGCCAGCGACGACGTAAGACACCTTCATGACCTACAGGCTGTGAAGCCCGAGTGTCACTATCGGAATCTAAACTGTCGCTGCTGGCATCCTCACTACGACTCGCCACCAAGGAGCTTGGTGACGAGCGCATCCGAAGTAGCAGATGTGAGGGTTTTGAAGCCCTGATACACCTGCATAGCTTCCGCATCCGTGTAACCCGCCGGAGGAAGGTCGAACACGACATAGTATGCCATGTTCACCTTCGTATTCTTCGACGTGTCAAACGGGTTAGCAGTAAGCTTCGAATGATCGATCCTCAGCAA